TGCAAATTGTTCACGGTTAGTCATAACTAACTGACATGCAAACTGTTCATGGTTAGTCATAACTAACTATAACAAACACACGTTCGTCATCTATTCCAAAAATTCATTGTATTATTCCTCAAGAGTGTGCTACAATAAGAGTATGAAAGGAGAGGAAAAACAGCATGGCTAATATTTATGTTATAGGTTCTCTGACTCGTGATAAACAGATTGAAGATGTAGCCAATCATTATGCATCTTTAGGGAATAATGTAGAGTATGTCAAAAAGCGGCCAGAAACACTGTTTAAAAAATTAGTAGAAGAATGCTTTGACAAGATAGAAAAAGCTGATGAAGTGGTTGTTATTCCAAAGAATGACGGTTACATCGGTAAAGGTGCCACTTATGAAATTGCTTTTGCTAAACGTATTGGAACAAAAGTTACAATTTTAAACATTTAGAGGTGATTAAAGATGAAAATTAAGAAATGGATATCTGACCAATATCCCAACTTAGGGTTTCACTGTATTGCATCCCGTGACATACTTTATCTTACTAACGTAAAGAATCGTGATGAACAATATACCTATCCATTAGCAAACATACTTTCTATCGAATATGCGTTTGCTTATGATTGTCTAACAGCCGACGAGCGTATTGAAGCTGATGTTGCACCAATGGATTTGATATTGATTATCATTACAGTTAGGAAAGATAAACAGTTGTTCATAGCAAGAAATATGGAACTTACGTTCGATTATTATGGATTTGATAATGAGGAGGTATGAAAATGAATAAAAGTGGTATGTTTACGTTTTCAGAAGCAATTAGAAATTTGAAAAAGGGAAAGAAAGTCGCTCGAAAAGGATGGAACGGTAAAGGTATGTATTTGTTTCTTGTAGATGGAGAAAAATTAACATCTAGCCTTTCAGTGGGCAATTTAAAATGTACAACTTCTGTATGTATGAAAACAGCACAGAATACTATTACTGTAGGATGGAACGCTTCACAGGCAGATATGCTTGCAGATGATTGGACTATTCTGAAAGAAGTGTAGTAATGAATAACGTATTAGTTAAGCCTTTTAAATGTAGACTTTATTCTGAGTTAAGAAATATTAAGACATCTGAATGGACAAAGGACGAACTTTCAGCCTTTAGAAAGTTCAATCCAGATGGCAACATAGACCGATTTATTCGAGAATGGGAAACAATCTGTAACAAGCTAAATCCTACACGAAAGGGCATGAGATATGACTAGCAATTATTCACGCAATACTATTTACAGAAGTGAAAAATTGATAGTAAAAGAAGCCTACTGGAAAGACTCACTTCAAAGATATGAGTATTATTTTTACAAGATAGGTGAGCCGTATCCGGTTAAGAAAGTGTTTGTTTATACAGACGGAAAGGTAGTTGTTGAATGAGTTGTTATGGTTATGTAACTGATATGTTTAGGAAATCGTTAAAGAGTGCAAGAACATCAGCTGATATTAAGGTAGCATTAAACTTTTATTTTGAAGCATGTGACGATTTAAAGATTCCGATTGAGACGCAGTGGTATTGTATTGGTATTATCTTTGACAGATTTAGAAAAGGAGAATTATAATGAAAAAGCGCGATTACAGTAAATTACATAAGAAAATGATGTCTGAAATTGATGATGTTAATAGATGGTGGAATGACAAATTTACAGTGCCAGCACAAAGATGTTTCTTTTTTGGATATATCTATTCTATGTTAAGAATGTTAGAGTTTAGCGAATGGTGTTATATGGAAGATGAAGAAGCACGGTCACTGTTTGATTTTGAAGCAAAGCAAGAGTATTATAACAGGTTAGTAAAGACACAAATTGATAATGAATATAGCAAATATAAAGTATTAGGTAAAGCAGACATTGAGCGTTTATCAGATTACTTCTATAAAATGTACGTGAACTATGACGAAAAATGTGGTGCAGCCAAAATGTTGCAGGAACTTGGCTATATTACAGATACACAACATTTAGTTCTTACAGATAACTTTGAGCAACAGTGTTTCGAAAGAATACCTGTAGCAAAAAGTGTGTTTAAGTCAATATTACAGAGGTGATACAATGGATATATTAGATTTATTATTTAAAATTGTCAATTACCAGTATAGTTGCAGGCTTGGCTTTAATGGCAATAGGTATCATGTTAAACTATTTTGATATAACTGGTGCAGTAACAATAGTAGGATTATATGTTAATGTAATAGGTTTAGTGTTATTTGCAATAGTTTTTGTTATAATTATATGGGGGGAGTACTAGTGCGAAAAGGTGGATTCCGAAAGAAAATGAATCTGAACTTAACGCCAAAAGATTTTTCAAAACTATCTTTGCGTGAAGCAAATGAGATTATAGACAGACTGGCAAAACGTTATAATCAGCGTGTCAAAGAGTTTTACAAGTTTAATCCCTATGCTTCATTAAAGATTTACGAATATAACAAAGCAGAGGTTGGTAAACCTGTTTTTTCAAGAAGTAAAGCAAAGACTATTAATGAAGCACGTTCAAGATATGCTCAACTACAGGGCTTTGGTCAATCTAAATATTCATCAATAAGAGCATATAAATCAGCCCAGCGAAAAGCAGTAGAGACTTTAGCTGAAAACACAGGACTTGCGGTATTGGATGAAAAAGACAAGAGTGAACTTGCAGGTTTTTTTGAGTATATTTATGATTCACTAAAGATGAATCAGAGTGAATATAACTATAAAGAACTTGCAGAATTCTTTTCTGTCTATAAACTCACAGCAGATGAACAGAAAGACCGAAAAAGGACAGTGCAGGACATGTGGCGTGAGTTCAAGAGCGGTGACGAAACAATGGCAGAGTTCTTAGCAAATCAAAAGCTCGCTTTGAAAAGTTCTGGGGCATTAGCAAAAGGTGACAGCAGAACGTTTTCACAGATTATCAGAGATTCTTTTAAAGAATGAGGTATAAGTTATGCAAGAGGTCATATATAAAGGAAAAACAATAAAAATATATGATTTAGAGGACTGTAAAAAGTCCTCTATTCTTGCTGATATTAGAGCTAATATTGATTATAAGAAAGATATAGAGGTACAGAAGCATAGAAAGTATTCAGACGAATATTTCTATTCTTATCCCAGTTCGTTTGATACAGAGACTACAACACTATTAGAGCATACAAGGTGGAATCTGTCTGACGAACCTATAGGCTTTACCTACCTTTATCAGTTCAACTTGCTTGGTACAGTATTTATGTTTCGACTAGAAACTGAGGTCAAAGAGTTTTTTCAGCTAGTCCGACACATATTTGAAACTGATAAATATAGATTAGTCTTTTATGTTCATAACCTATCTTATGAATGGCAGTTCATAAAAGACTGGATAGATGTCGTACCAGATACTGTTTTTGCTACAGAAAAGCGTAAAATTATATCATTCCGAACTGAATCAAATATAGAATTTCGATGCTCATACAGGTTAACAAACATGAACCTTGAAAAGTTCACACAAGACTACAGTACATTTTACGTCAAAGAAAAAGAAATAATGGACTATGACCTTTATCGTGACCCATTTACTGAATTAGATGATAATACTATTCTCTATTCAGTTCTTGACGTATTAGCTCTTTCAGACGGATTGCAGGGATTTATGAAAGCTAATAATTTTAGCATCAAAGATAACAGACCTACATCAACATCGATTGTGCGTCATGCTGTAAGAGACGTAATGTTAAGTAAACATAACAGGAAGTTCACAAAAGATGTTATTAGGCGTACAGCTCTTGATACAAAACTGTATGAGATATTCTTAGACTTAAAAGCTGGTGGCAATACACATGCGAACAGAGAATATGTAGGTCTTAAATTGAAAAATCTTGGTCATGGTGATTTTACCTCAAGTTATCCGTATCAGATGGTGTGTAATAACACATATCCTATGTTTACTTTTCAGCCTATTAGTTTTATGAAAAACGGTGTGTTTGATTTTAAGCTTTATAAAGAAATAGCCAACACTTATGTTATTATTAGTAGGTTTAAGATTCTTAACCCTCGTTTGATTAAGGATAAGTATGTTCCAATACCCTATCTTTCATTATCAAGATGCTTTAAGCAATTTGGTGCGTGCACTGATTTGGGGTATGATAATGGCCGTATAACAAATTTCAAAGGTATTATTGATGTTGCTTTTTATGATGTTGAGTTTATAAACTGCTTCATAACTCAATATGATTTTGATGCTATTGAAAGTTATGATACGTTTATTTCAATGAAAGGTTTTCTTCCTAAGTCGTTGCGTGAGTCTGTATATAATTATTATGAAAAGAAAACTGAATTGAAAGGTGTTGTGGGTGCTGAATATGAATATATGAAATCAAAGAATTGTGTAAACGGTATTTTTGGCATGGCCTATACCGACCCTGTTCGTGACATGATCGTTTTCAATCCTCAAACAGGACTACTTGAAGAACAGATAACAAAAACAACAATACAAGAACAGTTGGAAGAATATTATTCAAAAAGAACAACATTTCTTGCTTACCAGTGGGGCAGTTATACAGCTATGCTGGGCCGTGTTGCTCTACAATCTATGATAGATTTGTTTGACCCTCATGATGTTGTTTATTGTGACACTGATTCTTGTTTTTTCTTACATCCAGAAAGATATGCAGAAGCAATTAAAGAGTATAATAAAGCACTTCTGTTAGACTATCAGCCTAGTGATAAAGATTATGTTAAGAATTATGCTGTTACAAAGAAAGGTGCTGAAAAGTATCTAGGTATTATTGACATGGAAGATAACGCTGACATTTTTGTTACGTTAGGAGCAAAGAAATACTGCCAGCAGATTGGTGATACTTTTGAAATAACAATAGCTGGTGTGCCAAAAAAGACAGGTTCAAAAATAATGGGTACACCAGATAATTTCCGTACAGGATTTTTGTTCGGTGAAGAAACAGGCAAAAAGCGACTTGTTTATAACGATTGTGAAAGTGTCAAAAGAGTTACGACACAGCAAGGCAGTTTTAACATTTATAGCAATGTTGCAATGCTAAAGACAACTTATCAGTTAGATATCACAGATAGATTTGAGAAAGTAGTTGAGTATGTACAAGGAAAGTATGTAGAAGATTATGAAACTATTTAAATTGTTGACATAACAATAACTATGTGATATTATAATAGTGTAGTAAATATCCAAGACAATTTGAAAGGTGGACAAATATGAAAGTATTAAAAACAAATATTAATTCAAAAGTAGAACAATTTAAAGCAGTTAAAAATTCACATCCTGTAAAAGATTTGCCAGACGGCTTCGAACTTACATATAATTTCATCAATTACATTGATGAAAAACAGGACGGCAAGGAAGTAGAGATTTTAGCCGTACAGGGTTCAGATGAAGAATACTATGGTACTAACAGTACAACATTTATTCATGATTATCTTGAAATCATTGATATGTTTGCTGATTGTGAAGAAAACTTCACAATCGTTAAGGACAGCAACGTATCAAAAGCAGGACGCCAGTTCGTCTATGCAAGATTGGCATAAAGCCCATTGTTTTCTCCTTTTAATATATGACGGAAGAGCCACTCATTATTGGGTGGTTCTTCTATTTTAGAAAGGTGGTATTATGAGTTTATACGATAAAGACGGATGGTTAAATTTTAATTATATATTAGGCTTTAAACCTACATTTATTATTATGGTTGGTGCAAGACAGGTTGGTAAAACCTATGGTGTATTCAAGCGCTGTATTGAGGAAAAGTGGACACCTATGCTTGTTAGGCGTACGCAGGACGAAATAGATTTGTGTTCTATTGAGAAATACAATCCCTTTGCACAGTTAAATAAAGATTTGGGAGAAGATATTCATATAGTGAAAGAACGGAACGCTTCAAGAATAGTCCGCATAGTTGGATGGACTGAGGAAGAAAAACCAGTTTATGAAGATATTGGAATAGCAGTTTCATTAAAGGCCGTAAGCAAATACCGTGGTTTTGGCGGTGGTACAATCACAGATATTATCTATGATGAGTTTATTCCGGAGAATCACGTTAACCGAATTAAAAATGAGGGTGATGCTGTTACAAATATGTATGTCACCGTCAGCGGAAACAGAGAAGTATTAGGTCAGCCACCACTCCGTATGTGGATGATGGCAAACTCAAATAACATTTATAATGCTGTTCTTGATACATTTAATTTAGTCGATGTTTATGACGAAATGCAAAGAAAAGGGCAGGAAGTTAGGTTTCTAGAAGATAGAGGAATACTTCTACTTAATATTATGAAATCACCTATTTCAGAAATGAGAAAGAAAACAGCATTATTTAAGGCTATCGGTAATGAGTCTGAGTTTGCAAAGATGGCAAATAGTAATGAGTTCTCATATAATGACGGTGCACACATTATGAGAAAGTATGGTAATCCTAAGGATTTAATAGCTGTCTGCCAGTTTGGCAAAATCTATATCTATTTATCGAAATCAAGATCGAACTTTATGTATGTAAGTTTGCATAAATACTGTGAGTTCGAAGAGTATTATGACGGAAACAAAGACAGTAAAAAGGCTTTCAAAATGAAGTATTCTATATATGGTGAATGGGATGCCCTAGGATATATCTACTATGAAACGTATTCATGTAAATACAGATTTCTAAATGCCATAGATAAACTAGGATTATTAACTTAAATGAGGTGTGTATATGTGTAAGAGTAAATATAATGAGATTGATGCTATTCAAGAACCGATAAAAATTAAAGTAGATAAGTTATGTATTGTAGCAGATATAACTAATCAGAAGAAGCCTTATTATTTATTACTATATCGTGAGATAGGTTCGAATGAAGAGCACTTAGGATATGGAAGTTATAATTTGACTTATGTTTTAATATGGAAAGAGCAATATTTTGAAATTGTAAATAATTCATAGATACTTGACAAAATTTCATAATTAAATTATAATAACAATAGAGCTAGTTGTTTGCATCAATCTGAAAGGCTGGAAAACGCCGATGCAGGATATCAGAGTCCACCTAAAACAATTGGCTCTATTTTAAATTTTAGAAAGGATTGACCTCTGTTATAAGTTATTATTCATTCTATGATACAACAAGACGGTGGACTCAGAAAGGAAGCTTATGGATATTAACGCTTTGATGCAGGCTGTTGGAACAGTTGGTTTCCCTATTGTATGTGCTGTTTGTATGGGATGGTATATCAAATATTCCACAGATAGAAACAGGGAAGATATCTCTAAACTGAATGAACAGCACAAAAATGAAATGTCTGAAGTCACACAGGCATTGAACAACAACACACTTGTTATTCAGCATTTATGTGATATACTGAGTAAGGATGGTGACAAGAGTGAAAACAGTTAAAAGAGGTTCTACAGGACAAGATGTTTACACACTGCAAGCTGTTTTAAGATCAATTGGTATTTTGGGTAAGAATGGTAAACCGCTTGCTATTGACGGACACTGTGGCGATAACCTTGTTTATGCTATCAACCAGTTTCAGAAAATCCAGAACGCCTACGGAAATACAGCTGTAGGCAGGCAAGATTCTTCATGTGGTTCTAAAATGTGGGCTTGTCTTTTAGGTGGTGATTGTTAATGGCTTTTACACCCAGACTGAATACAGATGGCATGAGGGGTAGTAAATATTACTATTCTGATAACATTTTTTATCAGAGCAACCTTGGCCCGCAGCAGACGGGAGGTAATTGTACCTGGTATGCATGGGGCAGATTCTATGAGATTAATGGTGTCTATCCGTCTGGTCTTTCCACCAGTAACGCCACAAACTGGTACAGTCGTACAAGAGGTTATGCAAAAGGAAAAGAGCCAAAGTTAGGAGCTATTGCGTGCTATGGATACAATAACGGTGGTGCAGGACATGTTGCAGTTGTTGAACAGATAACGAGTGACGGTATTGTTACAAGTAACAGCGGATGGAGTTCTGGCAAATATTTCTGGACTGAAAAGTGTAAGAAAAGCAATGGTTATGTGCCATCATGGATGAATGGTTATTTACAGGGCTTTATCTATCCTAACGTTGACACAGGCACTCCCAGTTTTCCCAGCGACTTGCACTGGCAGTCAATCACAGGGTATGGGCAAGACTATATCAATGAGAAGTCTACCAACAATGCGTATTGTGTAGCAAATGCTCTTCTTCCTTTAGGATGGAGTATCAATGCTATCTGTGCAATGCTTGGCAACATGACCATCGAATCATTTATCAGTGCAGACCTTTATGAACAGGGTGTAGCGGTAGATGAAAGAGGTTATGGACTTGTCCAGTGGACACCCGCAGTTGATACCATTATTCCTTACTTAAATCAGAATTGTCCTAACTGGCAAACTGATTTGGATGCAAACGGTAACTGCCAGTGTCAGAGGTTAAATGACGAAAGAAACAATAACCCGACAGAATGGTATCCTAATTTTTCATCTGTTCCGCAGGAATATAGAAGATATCAGACAATGGATGCTTTCGCAACTGCCACAGATGATGTCGGATACATGGCAAAGTGTTTTGTCTATTGTTACGAGCGTCCGGCAGACCCTTCAGCAACATTGGAAGATCGAGCAAAGTATGCACAGTATTATTTTACTTTGTTACAGGGCTACAGCCCGTCACTACCGACAGGTAAAGGAATTAGAACAAGGATGCCTATATGGATGTATCCTTGTTTAAGACGTTAGTTATAAGAAAGAGGTGGACTCAATGTTACAGGCTACAAGAGATGCTATCACTCAGTTTTTAGGTGATAGAACAGATGATGAAGCGATCGCTTTGTTAGAAACGATTGATAATGAAGGTGTTGACGAAGAAAACTGGAAACAGAAGTATGAAGACAACGACGCTGAATGGCGTAAGAAGTATACTGAACGCTTCAAAGAGGGCAAGGGAGTTGTATCACCAACACCAGAACCAAAAACAGAAGAACCTATTGACGAAGATGAAAGACTGGAAAGTCTTAATCTCAATGATTTATTATACGGAAGTGAGGGTAAATAATGCCAACAAAACCGAGAATTGCAACAAATACGAATATTAGTGCTGATATTATAAACGCTGTAAAAAATTCAGCTTCAACTTACTACAAAGACTATGTTCCGTATGTAACAGCAGATGCTGAATCTCTTAGAGGAATTGGGGCTATCATCATGAATAACCCAGCTCTTGAAAACGAGTTTCTTTCCGCATTGGTTAACAGAATTGCATTTGCAAGAATTGCTAGCCGACTTTACACCAACCCACTTGCAACACTGAAAAAAGGTGTGATTGATGTTGGCGAAACAGTAGAGGATATTTTTGTTAATATTGCAAAAGTATACCAGTACGGCGAGATTGCAGGAACTGGTGCTGATACCGCTACTAATCTGTTTAAGAAATATGAACCAGATGTTAGATCAGCGTTTTATATCATGAATTCACAGCTGGTTTATCCAGTGACAGTTAACAGAGCTATGCTTAAATCAGCTTTCAAGTCGTGGTCTGGCATGGATGAGTTAATCAGCGGTATTATTCAGTCTGTTTATACAGCGGCGGCTTATGATGAGTTTAACGTTACAAAGTATCTCATCGGACAGCACATCTTAAATGGTAAACTTGCTTACTACAGATTTGATGATACAAGTGCTGATAAATATAAGCTTTGCGCTACTCAGATGCGAAAAGTATCCAACGACTTCCAGTTTATGAGTACAGATTATAACATTGCGGGTGTAAAAGCATTTACCGATTCTGATAAGAAGGTTATCTTAATCAATACAGATTATGATGCTAACATCGATACCAATGTATTAGCATCAGCGTTCCAGTTACCTTACGCCGATTATCTCAACAGACGTATTCTAATTGATGGTCTTGGTCATCTTGATATTACAAGACTTAACAAAATCTTTGCGAATGATCCTACATATGAAGAACCAAGTGCAGATGATATGACATTCCTCGATAAAGTAGCAGGCGTTATCATTGACGAAGATTTTGTTCAGATTTATGATAACGTATTTGAAATGCGTGATATGCCAGTTGCAAATACACTTGACCACAACTATTTCTTGCATATGTGGCAGACTTATGCTGTAAGCCCGTTCGCAAATGCAGTTGCAGTTATTCCGAATAATTTAGTTGCAGTACAGACAGCAGAAAATACTACTATTGGAAATTTGCCTAACAATTCAAACATTATTAAAATTCTTTCAGGCGGTGCTAATCCGGCTGTTGGAACTAATATTACTTACATGTTCACAGCAGATGTTAATACAGTAAAGGGTGCTTGTCGTGATTTAATATGGAGCTTAAAATCAGACGATACAAATACAGCTGTACTTTATCCTAACGGTTATCTCTTTTTTAAAACTATTGATAAAACATCTAATTATTTTGGTACAGTTAAAGCAACAGCAAAAGTCCGTGGTACAAATATAACAAAAGAATTTACAGCAAGAGCAGGAGAATATTCAGCATAGGAGTTATTATGTCTTACATCATTCCAGATTCAATTATTTACATTTTATCTGGTGTTGAATGTGACCGTGACTACAATCATGTTAAATGGTTTAACAGTAGGGCTGAACAACAGTCCTACATGTTAGACCATAGAATCAAAACATATGACAATTGTTACTATGTTCGTGACGGAATTGTCAATATTGATGCATGGGCAGATGATATCTATTCAGCAAATTATATGATGTTTCAGAACAGTGCTTTCAGTGATAAGTGGTTTTATGCATTTATCACTGAAGTGCGTTATGAAAACAACCGAACGGCAGAAGTCCACTACACTATTGATTTATGGCAGACGTGGTGGATGGACTGTAAGGTCGGTGAATGTTTTGTTGAAAGAGAACATGTGCTAGATGATACAGTCGGGTTGCATACTATACCGGAGGGTTTAGAGTATGGTGAGTTAGTAGTAAGTGAAGAATCGCTACTTACTGATTTTTCATATAATGTTGTTTATGGCTGTGAAATTGTCATAAGTGAAGCACAGCTACAGCCTATTGAGAACCAGCCTACATGGTATGATAAGCCAGTGCTAGGTAAAGTTTTTCAAGGTTCAAAGATTGGTTTTACAAAAGACCCAGACAAATTGTTAAAATTTCTAAATAGTCTTATTACGGCAGGTTACACAAATACTATCTTACAGGTATTCACAATCCCTAGAGATTTAAAACCTGTCAGTGAAAGTAGTGTAACTAGTAAAATAAAAGAGCTGCCAGAAATACCTAGTGTATTTGGCAGTTATAAGCCACATAACAATAAGCTTTATTGCTCGCCTTATTCTGATTATCTTGTATTCGCCCCGACAGGTGATAATATGGTATTACATCCAGAATTGTTCAGTAATACTCCTGCCGTATTCATTAGAGGAAACACAGGCACTCAGCCACAGGTTATCATCAGCCCTAGACAGTATAAAGGCACAAAAACAACAGACTATAGTAAGGGCTTTACTCTAAATTATGGCGAAAAAGGTTCTTTCATGTATGATGCATACCAAGCTGAGATAGCGTCTTATGGCTTTACCCAAATTACTGATAATTTACCGCAAGGCTCAACAGATTTAGGCTTAACTTTAGGTGCTTTAGCTAAATATAGCAGTCGTGTTGTAAGCAGTACAAGCAATGCTATAAGTGGCTACGTACAGGGTGGTGCAGGTGGTGCAATAACAAGTGCTGGTGCAGGAATTCTCGATTCATTAGCACAGTATTCAAAAGATACGCATGATACAAGCCGTCTTTCCGGTGCTAGTGGTGGCTCAATATTATGGTCAAACCAATTAAAGGACGCACGTTGCTACGTTAAGCAAATCCGTGAAGAATATGCAAGAACAATTGACCAGTTCTTTGACATGTACGGATATAAGGTTAACAGAGTGAAAAGACCACAGATGGATGGTAGACCGTCTTGGAATTACATTAAGTGTAAGAATGTTGCATTGACTGGTAAGATTCCCGTTGATGCTGAAATGCTTATTAAAAGTGTCATTGAAAATGGCGTTACATTCTGGAAAACAACATTCCATAACTATTCAGCGAATAATAAAATATAGTGAGGTGATAGAGTGAGTAGGCAAAAGAGACGATTCTTTCAGAAGATTTACAAAGAGGGAGTCGAGTATAACAAGTGGCTTTTTAAGTTTGCAAATAATGCTATCGCTTCATACAGAGTTGAGGGACTACCAGTTGAAGTGGATGCAAGATGGTTAGCCCTCAAACTTTTTGAGCTTGGTTCAGTAGCCATTTTCTATGATGAAGATGCAGGAGAATATGCATGTATGCAATATTTAAGCATGGGCGTATTTGACTGCTATGGAAATCCCACAAGAATTACTGTATGGAATCCTTGGACAAATTATAATAAGGTACTTGAAAAAGGGCAGTTTGTTATCATTTGGGACAACTATTTGAGAATCAATAATTACAATTCCTTTATCGGTTTAGCGTACAGACTCAGTAGGTTGGATGGCACTATTGATGTTAACTGTACCGCACAGAAAACACCTGTAGTTGTTGCTTGTAACGAGAACTCACAGTTATCAATGAAAAACATGATTGCTAAAGTTGATGCTGATGAACCATATATACCAGTATCTAAAAAATTCAATACTGATGATATTCAAGCCATTCAATTAAATGCACCGTTTGTTGCCCTAGACTTACTAGAAGCACAGCAGAGATTATACAATCAGGGTAATTCAATGTTAGGTATAACAAGCGTTATTGCTCAGAAGAAAGAACGAATGATTACAAGTGAGGTAGAATCAAGCAATGCTGATGCCCTTGCAAACAGACGATCAAGAACAATGGCTAGAGACTATGCTACAGAACAGATTAAAGATACTTTCGGTATTGATGTTAAATGGTTCTTTGATGATGGTGACGAGCCTAACAAGGAAGTAGAAGGTGGAGACGACGTTTTTCAAGATTTGAAAGATGAATCTTTGGCAACATCTATGATTAAGAGGTTTTAAATATATGAGTAGCTATACAACGCAAATCAGATATATATGTGAATCGCTTGCTGGTTATGAACGCGGTAAAGGGTATATGTCTATTGATGAAGTCATTGACAAAAGCTGGGATAAGATATTTCCACCATCATTTGTGACATTTACACCAGAATACCGACCTGTTCTTGCAAAGAAAATATTGAAACATTATTACACACGGGAAATAGGCTCAGAAACATTTGGCTTATTTCAACTGAGACTTGATGCAAAGTTATCTGTTATCATGCCTTATTATAATAAGCTCTACAAAGCTTTTGATAAAGACTATGATATTCTTAGCGATACAGATGTAACTATTGACCACAACAGAAAAAGTAAAGGTGACAATAGTTCTAATTCAAGTGGCAATAGCAACAACGAATATAGTGGACAGGATATTAACAGACACAGCAACACACCACAAGGCGGTTTGGATGGTATCAAAAGTGACAGGTATTTGTCTAGTGCTGATATCTCAGATAGTGCGAATACAAATAAGAATACCAATGCACTTAAATCGAGCAGTAATTTTAATACCACAGAAGATTATGTACAGCATATCACAGGTAAACGAGGTGGTATGACTTATGCGTACATGGTTAATGAAGATGCTGAAAAACTAAAGAATATTGACCGTATGGTTATCAGTGAACTAAGTGATCTGTTTATGCAAGTATGGGACTGGGGGTGCTTTGATGGAGAAGAATAATTTTTATCCTATAGGCAACAGACCACTTGCACCAACCATTTATGATGAAAATATCACACCGCTTGAAAGTATGAATAAACTGACATTTAAAATCAACAAACTGATTGGTGACGATACAAATGTCAAAGAAGTAGTTGACAAGTTGCTGGATGTTTATGCTAGTCATATGAAGCTACAGGGTGGATATTGTGAAGAATTAAGGTGCATTGCTTTTGAAAATCCTATCAGTTGTGATTTGATTAAACCAGAATCACCTGTTTATACTCCTGTCAAAAATATTGAAGTAGGAGTAAGTAATGTTAAAGGGGATGTGACTTTTTATCAGTGGCAGTATAAAAATGATAATGGGTTGTTTGTTGACTTAGAAGCTGAGGGTTCTAATACAGCAAAGTGCAAAGTACCTGTAACATTTTATAATTCAGGTGATAAAAAAGAGTTCAGATGTAAGTTACAAAATGATAAGTATACTTATTATACAGAAGCTATTGTTATTGAATATGATAAACCAGAAGTGACAATAACACAAGAATATTATGGTCATGATGACTATGTTGACTTGTACGAAAACAATGGCTTATCTTATGCAGCAAGCTCTTTCCCTATGAGCAATCAAAAATGGCAGTTTAATCTTGGTGACGAATGGGTTGATAGTCAATACAATACTAAAAATATTTATCCATACTATTACATCGATAGAGGCACTAAGACTAATGGTATTAGTATTGGCACTAGCGAAGTAGGAACAAATAAAAGCGTACAGTGGCGTTTTACTTGCACAAATAATGTTGATAACACTACTGTTATATCAAATGTTATAGCTACTAGTGTCCATATAATTGATTTTGATTGTGGTTCAGCTACATTCAATGGAGTTACGAACAGCAACTGGGATAATACAGCTAATATGATTCATTGGTATTCATATTATGACATGTATAAGACAAATAAATTGGTTGACTTAGCTCTTTCAATAAATAAATCATTAAACAACTCTGTTATAACCAGTATGCAGTGGTTAAAAGCTAGTGTTTTTGGTAAGTTTAACAGTAAACCAGTACCAACTTCATTATTAACAGGTGCTACAGATAAAGATGAAAATATCACAACCGATATTGAACAGAGCGCATATATAGCAAACAATACACTTGCGTTCAGATTACAAGTTGTTGTTGGTAATATAGCATATTATTCTGATATTGTATGTGTTTATGCCCCATTAGCAAATATATATATTGCAAAATCACCTAGTACATCTATAAGAATAGGCGAAACTGTTGAACTCACAGCTAGTTTCAATAGTTTTGTTCCAGATAGTTATAATATTAATAATGTTATATGGCTAGTTTCATGCGATAAAATGAACTGGACAGTATATACAGTATATGGTGCAAGTCATAACATTATTACTATAAAGCTTTATGATGATAACGCTATTCACTCAGACGGCTATGGTGCAAATGGTGGAGATAAGATATATATTGCTTGTAAAATAGGTGATAAAATAAATAATACTACAATAATAGATGTTTATAGAAGTTAGTGAGGTGATAAGATGAAAAATGAGTTATATTTAATATGGCCTTTCAGTGCTGTTCTTCCTATCGTTTATAATGATGCTCTTTCATTACAGGATAATTTACAGTGCTTGTATGAAAAAGTCAACGAACTGATTGATAATGCTGATAATGTGCCAGACCTTGTGTATAAGCTCTTGCAAAGCTATATTAGTGACTTAATTGTCTCACTGACTTATGATGAAGATAAAAGAGCATTAATTGTCGACCAGTCTTTGATTATTTTAAGTGAACCTGAAAATATAACTGTAAATGAAGAAGCAAAAACAGTTGATTTGATGGCTTTCGTTGCGGGTGCTACCGCTTATCAGTGGCAGTATAGCACAGACAGTGGTACAACTTGGTTTGACTGTACAGAAAAGGGGGCTAAAACTTACAAGTTAAGTTTGGTAGCAACAACAGATAGAAACGGTTACATGTACAGGCTAAGAGTTAATAACAGGATGCGTGTAGATTATACAATCACTGTAACAGTGAAAGTTGAGGTGGCATAATGGCTGATAGAAAAGAATTTGATTTTGTGCGTATTGGTGGAACTGATGTTTATGTGCCACAGTATGATGATAGCAGTATTAAAAAGAGTATTGCCGATGAAACAACTGCTAGAACAGAAGCAGACACGGCACTTCAAAAAGCTATTGACAAGGAAAAGGAAGATAGACAGTATACAGACAGTAGTTTAAAGACATCGATTACTAATGAAGTAAGTAACAGAAAGACAGCTGACACAAATTTACAGAAGAATATTGATGACAACGGTACTCTGTTATCAGCTCTGAGACAGGAATTTAACAGCACTAGAGTTAATAAAAAAGTCGTACTCATTGGTGATAGTTATGACGAGGGCTATACACCAGACGGCAATGTGCAGGGATGGGGCGAGAAACTCATATCAAGTATGCCTTACTGTACATTTGTTAACAAATACTCTGGCGGTTCTGGTTTTTCCCATGTTTCAGCAAGCACAGGCAAGAAATTTATTGATTTGCTAAATGAAGCAGGTACTTCAATGAGTGAAGCCGACAGAAATAATGTTTCTCTGGTTCTTGTTGCAGGCGGTATGAATGATCGTGACCAGACAAAAGCTGATTTAATCAACGCAACAAATGCTTTTGCAAGCAGATGTAGGAAATTATATCCTTATGCTGATTGCACATTTGCTTTCATTGGCTGGTCTAGTCAGTCATCAGTGAGAAATCAGTTAAGAACACTTTGTTCTAATTTAAGAAGTTGCCGTGCATCTGGAATGAAAATTATCACCAGTACAGCATTTACATTACATGACTACAGCTATTTCTCATCTGACGATATCCATCCTAATGCCTCTGGACAGGATGCACTTGCACAAACTCTGAGTGGCGTTGTGCTTGGCTCTGAGCCAAACATTACAATTGAATACAGCCTGTATAACTTTAGTCCCTCTGAAATGGATAGCACAGTTGACAGTACGAATAATGAAATCAAGAACTATCTTTCTAGGAGAAGTACATTCTCTGACGGTGCAGTCAACGTCATGCTGAATGGTCGGTTTCGTCTCGCTATTTCCAATGTGCCTGTTACTATTGCTTCTTACCCGAAAACTCTTAAAGTTGGTGAGGGCTGGACTACACCACCGCTTACAGACTTTGCTTGTACGCTCTTCGGCAGGGATAAAGAGAATAATTATTTCACCATCAACGGATTTGTCCGGTTCGCAGAAGATTGGAAGATACAGGTCTACCACAAAGAAGTAGACAGCTCTGCTACGAGTAAGTTTAAAACAATTGACTGTACCTCTACTAATGCTTACTGTAATATTCAGATGCCTATGAGCATGTGTTCTGCCTTTGACTTATAGGCCTCTGAGGCTCTAAGAAGCCTCTGAAGCCCTCTGGCGTATTTTAACGATAAATTAACCCACCCCTATATTTTGAATAAGGATACAGGCTGTCGGACGCATAGAATTATGTGCCATGATAGAACTGTATCTTTATTTTTATTTTGAGCGGTTTAGTGATTTACCATGTTAACACTTTACTTCGCTAAAGTATCCACTGTCCTATATGAGTAGTACACTGTGGTTTACCATGTTAACACTTTACTTCGTTAAAGTATCCTGTAAATACATTAAAAGGGTGATTGCTCACCCTTTTCACTATCGAATAAGAATTAACGTCCCGTCACGTTGCGGGACAAATTCGGAAAGATATATCTTTTCATTCTTATATCTAAAATATAACCTTCCATAAGTACCATACACTTTTCTAACCTTAGAAGTAAGTTGGTTGTTAACACTAAAAACAACCAAACTAGGTTTTGTGTCGATTAATTCTAATTTCATGTTCTACCACCTAATATTCCTGTATATCGTCATCGTCTTTACTTCCTTTAAATAGTGACGATATGATCGTTATGCCCCATACAACGGCCAATATAAGCCATATAATAGCTATATTGGAATCAGATACACACACGCCCGCAATAAATAAGGCTTCCATTGCAGTGCCCAGCGTGTAAAGCATAGCAATAGCCCATTCCTTATTAGTCATAGTGTTCCCTCAGTGCGTAAAATTTCACTAAGGTAAATAACATGATTGAAAAACTTAAAGCAATATTGACCGCGTCTAACATATAATTGACGAAAGTACTTTTTACCTTGCCAGCAAAGTGCTATTGCTTCGGTACCTTTTTTATATTCCCATTCATTAGCTACCTCAAAAGGTAGTATATAAAGACATCCATCGCCGGCTACTGGATAGTAGCCGACAACCTTAATTTCTCCTGTTAATCTTCTTTTCATATTAAATCCTCCTCCATTGTTATTGAGCGTCTTATACGCTCATTTAATTTAATATATTCATTTTCACTTACAACACCAGACCAGTACATACTAGTTGCCATACCTTGTGCACACCCTCTATAAAAAGAAGCTGTTTCATAACGTTCATGTCTTTGAGCGTTACGACAGTTTATTATATCTTCATCAAACTGCCGTAAAAAGTATTCTTTATTTACCTTTATCATTGTTCTACCTCCTTTTCTTTACATCTATAGTATAACATAGCTTATCACTTTTTTCCAATATATCCAAGTCATAGATGTATGAACTCAATTCATACTTTAATACTTTACTTCGCTAAAGTAATAGATGCTCAGCTTCACACTTTAACACTTTACTTCACTAAAGTAATAGATGCTTAACCTTTCATTATAACATATATGCCACCAAAAGTCA